CACTTAATCCTCTATTTGCTAATGCAGCTTCAGTAGCTTTTGCAGCACCTCTAGCCCATACAGGTAATGGATTACCTGATGCTAATGCTGTTTCAACTTCTTTTTGTAAAGTTCCAAGTTGTCCTTTTACAGTTGCATCAGCTGTTATAGTTCCTGTTGCAGCTTGTGCAGCTTGTGTTAATCCAGTTTGTTGTGCAGCTGTAACTGTAGGTGTAGCACCAGCAACAGTAGCTGCAGTCATAGTTTGTGCAGCACCTGGTGCAACAACCCCAGCTTGTGTTCCAGTTAAAGCAGTTGGTCCTGCTATAGTTGGAGCAGCAGCAGTGGTAGGTGTCGCAGCAGTAACTTGTCCAGTTACACCAGAAGTAGTCATCAACTCTTGACTTTGTACGTTCTGTAACTGTGGATTTAAAGTTGTACCTGTAGGTAGACTAGGTTTACCTGCAGCTAAACTTTCTATTAATGCAGTTGCTTTTTGACTACCAGTTTGTTCTTTTTGTACAGCTGTTAATGCACCTTTTTGTAACTGTATATTAGTAGGTGATGTTACAGTTTTAGTTTTAGTAGTAGTTGACATTATCTTCCTTGTCTATTATATTTTTTTTGCATACGTTTTTCTTGTTTATTTTTATTTTTTTTATGTACTCGTGGTCTTTTTTTTGGCTTTGGTCTTTCAACATATGCTTTGAATTTCCTAGCCATTACGTACCTACATTCGAATTAAATAACGATGTAGCTATCGGTCTAACGGATATGGAACTATGATCGAGCATTTATTACGCTCCTCTTATTCTATTTCTGCAATCTTCTTGTTCAGCTAAATATTCATCATTAAATTTAGAAACCAATTCTGTTTTTATATCTGCTTTAGAAATTTCTGATGTATCATGCCAAAAAATTACTGTTGTATCAGCATCAATATCTGGATTATCAATGTTATAATAAATTGAATATTTACCAGCTTTTGAACTATCTAACGATCTTATTGCTTTTCCTATACTAATCATTTTATGTATCTCCTAATCTAATACAAGTGAAACCAGAGTATTGAGCAGTTGTGTTTCCGTCCATAGTTATGTCTTGTCCAGAGGCACCACCAACTTTAAATTTAAATCTAAAAGTTGAAGCATCTGTAACATCAACAATGCAACATTTACCACCACCAGTAGTCGTATTTTCTGAGCCTCCAATATCAGATAAATTTATTTCTAAAGAAGCAGCAAACGTATAAGCACCACCACTGTTTGAAGATACATACAGTTGCATACTTATTCCTCTATCTCCAGCACTATCTCTAAAATTTCCATGATAATCAATTTTGTAAATACCTGTTGATGGAAATGTAAATACACCAGAACTTTCAGTTAATCCTGTTCCTATTTTATCAAAAAAAGTATCTGATCTTTCCCAAGCATAATTCATGTCTTGCTGAGACGATAAGGTTAATGAACTATTCATTCTCCATTGATCTGCTTCTGTAACTCCTGCCGTAAAACTGGTTGCACCTGTACCACCATTAGCTGTTGGCAATGTTCCTGTAACATTGCTTGTAAGATTTACACTTGTTCCAAATGCGTTTGTGTTTAGTCTAGTTAATGCCATAATTTATCCTATGTTATTATTCTATATGCTCCAAATATTCCATAACCAGCAGTGTTTACTGTTGCTCCATTTTGATCTAAGAAACCATAAATTTCTAAATAATCACTAGATCCATTCATGTCTACTACATAATGTATATTTGCTGTTGTATCTGAATTTGCAAAATAATTACCTGTTAATTTTAATTGTGATCTTGCATGGTGAGAACCATTTTTATAAATTTTAATTTGGTGTCTTGCATAAGCACTATCAGAATCAAAAGCTATATTGGCAAATACAAAATACTTTCCAGCAGTCGTGGGCAAAAAACGATAATTTGTCGAATTGTCATAGCATCCGTCCGTATCAAAAATTTCCGTTGCAAAAGCAAGTTTACTATCTGCACTAGCACTAAAACCTGTGTTTGCTTGTGTTGCTGCAAAAGCGGGTGTCATAGCACCACCAAATCCTGTGGCTGTACCAGAGTTAGTAATCGTAGCCCCTGCAGGAATAGTTATAGTGTCACCAGATGCACCGATAGTAATCGTGTTACTATTCTCGTTGATAATATTATTACCGTCTGCGTCTTGTATGTTATCTGCTTTTAATATACTTGTCATAATTTCCTATGTTAATTTAAATCCTGTAAACCATACTGAACTTTGTCCACTAGAAATATTTACTGTTCCAGTTTTTGCATATGTTTCAGAATATATTTGAATATAATCTCCAGCTGCTAAATCTAGACAACCTTGAACTTGTCCATTAAAAGAATGAACTTCTTCTCCATTACTACTACCTTGTGCAAATCTAAACTCTGGTTTAAATACTGTAGTGCCATTTTTTCTTAATTGTACCCTAATAATCCATAAATCGTTATTACTTCCACCAGAATTTAAAACACTTGCTTGAAAAAAATATTTACCAGCTTTACCACTAGGCACTGTAAATTTGTAATTACCAGATGTGTTATCAAACGCATCATC